AACATACTGCCCGAAGCGTTGACATATTGGCGAATCTGAAAACTCGAACCCGAAGCACTAAACAGGTACGGGCCACCAGTCTCAACACCACGATAAACAATGCGCCAATAAGCGCTAATTGACGAATAACCGGCATAAACACTCGTTACCCGAATAGGAGCATTGCCGTCACGATCCGTTCGCGCCGTGGGCATCCCCACAGAATCTTGATAAACATAATTACCAACACCACCCGTGAACGAGGAAGTGTTGTTATAAGAAACGCTTTGTGTAGGCATGACCTACCAAAACCACAAATCATTAGTGGCCAAAGCCGTTGGCGTACCAGCCTGAACAAACACAGTCGACCCGGCAATCTTCAACGAATTATTCGCAGTACCAACAGCGGCAGTCGGGATGTTCACCCACGCCGCACCCGAATAATGCCACAACGAATTTGAATCCGAAAGATAAGTAACCATGCCCTCAGAAGGCGAAGCAATCCCGGCGGTGCGTGTTGCCTCAGAAGCAAACACCATCGTCACCTGATCCGCCAAATACCCGTTCAAATCAACGGCAGTCAAAACATCATCCGTCGCCCAAGTCTTTTTGCCCAAACCTGCCATTTTTTTACTCCTTAGAATCCAAGCGCGTTTACATCAAGAATACCAAAACCAGCATCATCCAAAACGAGGAACGAATACTGCAAAGAACCAACACCAAAAGTCACCTGATGGTTACCCGGCTTCACATCATGGTTAATCGAAATGACCTGACCAAAACGGGAAATCGCTGAACCAATCTGATTAGGCGTGAAAGTAATGTCAATAATGTCACCAAGCTCAATAGCCAACACATCAACAAGCTGTGACCCATCCAACCCATCCAACACAACAACAATAGATTCAAAACGGTACTCAGGCTCCGCATACTTGTTCACCCAAAACCGTGCAATGTTCTCTGTTGCAGTAAAAGTGTTCAAAAGGGTGCCAACGCTCGTAGAAGCAATCCCATACTTGTCTTGAGACACCGTGTTATTAGCAACAGCAGTACCAGCCGGAGAAGTGGACTCAACCTGATTAAAAAGAAGGTCGGTTCCATAGTTGACCGAAGCCGCCGAATAAGGCACACCAGAACCATCATCACTAAACGACGCAACAACACCAGCAGAAGTAATCGTCTTATTGCCGTTAATAAAGTTCACAAAACCGTTTTTGCCAACAAAAAGTTGACCCTGCTCAGAAGCCTCAACCTGAATCAGATAATCCAACACGCCACCATCAAAAACATCTGCGCCAACAGTCTGTGCGCCCGCCTCGATGTTCCGATCCGTCAAAGGCCAAGCCACAGTTGGTTGTGACAAAACTGCGTTGACCCGTTCACCCGTCGTTTGCGGTGTCGCCGTTCCAGCGGTCAAAGACTGTTGAGCAAACAAGGTAAAAGCGTCAGCCGCCTTGATAGAGGCTTTGGACTCACCAGAGGTGGAATAGTCAAAATCCCAATCCTCAATGACACCCGTGAACTGAACAACGCCACCAGTAATGAGACGAATTGCGCGGCGGGGGATAATGTTGCCCGCATAAGGGCTGGAATCGTTTAGCGGGTCAAAAAGACGAGTTTCATTGTTCAACACCACAGACAACTGACCAGCCGAAAACCTGTCCAACTCACGGTTACGCCCACGCTTCACAGAAGCCGACACAACAGAATCAGTAATATCAATCCAAATAGGGCCAGCCACACGATAGGTTGCGCCACCCACCACGCCTCGCACCGGATCACCAACACGAAAATATGGCGCATCACCAGTTGTCAGAAGAAACGAAACCTCAACAGTGGTTGCAACAGACATTATGCGCCCACAAACACTGCACCCGAAGTGCGCTCATACCGCTTAATGGCGTTCACAATGATTTCACCAACAGACGCGTCAGCCTTCAAAGTTGAGATGTTGATGTTGTAAACAGCACCGCCACCCTTTCCGCCCATCATCGCGCCAAGTTTATTCAACGGGATAACCGCCTCAGCTTGACCGCCCTCACCAATCGTTGCGAGCGTTCCGCCAGGTCGAGGCATCACAATGCCACCCGTTGCCAGCTTCACGCCCGGCACGCCTGCACCTGTCGCAAAGTTCATGTTGCCATTCACATTCAGGCTGCGCCCGTCATACCCGAACAGCTCAGCCAGCCAACTGACAGCCTTAGAAATGCCGTCAATAAACGGTTTGATCATCGTGTCAACAAACCACTTCAAAATATCGCCAAAGCCCTTGATGAGTGGCACAGCCAACGGCAACAACGAAACAAGCATTTCAGACAACGGCTCAATGATTGCAATAAAAACTTCCATCAGCGCAGGCCCGACTTCCTCAATAATCGGCAAGAAAGCATCGATGAGGGCAAACACAATCGGCACAAGCGCAGTGATTATGTTAAGCAACGGTGGCAACATCTGTTCAATCAGCGGCGCAAACGCCTCAACGAGTCGCACCAGAATCGGCACAAGCGGAATGAAAATAGCCATCAGCAAATCCATGAGTGGCGGCAACAGTGTTTCGATAAGGCTCACCAGCGGTGGCAGGATGCCCTCGAGCAACGGGATAAACGCCTTAACAAGGTCACCAACGAGCGGCGCAAGCATCGTAATAATGTCAAGCAACGGTGGCAACAAAACCATAATCAAATCCATGAACGGATCAAGCAACGGCACAAGCACATCAATGAGCGTGTCAAACGCCATCGTCAAAGCGTCAATGAAACTGGCAAACGCTGAAGATGCTGTGAGCGTCTCCACAAAAGTTGCCAACACCGGCACAAGCTTCTCAACCGCTGGCAACATTGCGGTACCAACAGTCTCTTGCAGATTCTCAAAAATAACTTTGAGCCGGTCAAACGGTGAAGCCATCGCCTCAGCCATGCCCGAATATTTAGTGCCAAGCGTGTCAATGAGATACTGTTGCGCGCCAATCTCATCATTAGTGTCAAGCATCGCCTGATAGGTGGCCTTCTGCTCATCACTGAACACCACACCCTGACGAACAAGTTTCGACATGGCAGTCTCGGCATCGCCAGCGATCTTTACAAAAGCCGAGCCAATACTTCCAATATCGCGCCCCGTACCGGCAGCCACATCCGCCGCAACCGTCGCAAGATTCGCAATGCCATCAGTACCCAACTGAGCCAACTGAGGAACAGCCAGCCAAGTTTTCTCCATTGACAACAAAACCTCGTCATCAATACCAGTCAACTCGGCAAGCTTCGTTGCATGATCCTCGAGCGCGCCCGTAGCCACAGCAATATCGGCTGCACTCGAACCAAACACGCCAGCGTTAATTGCCGCCTGCTCAAGCCCCTTGCTTACCTTCCAAGACTCGTCAGCCGCCCTCAAAGACGATGCCGCAAAAACAACCGCCCCTGCGCTCGCCGCAGCAAACGCGCCAGCAAGCACGCCCCCAACACCCTTAGCAAACCCGCTCAGTCGGTCAAGACTATTCGAAGCGTCTCTAACACCAGTGTTGTCAAACTTAGAAACAATAGGTATCCGTAATGGCACGCCATCACCTCAATTCTTGGTTCACACGGTCAAGCCACTTCTCAGTGAGTGACTCAGCCAACTTGTAAATGGAATCCTTAAACGGCATGAAGGCTTTGTAAACATAACGCCCACCCTTTTGCCAACCGGGAACACGAATATTCAGCATCCCCACAAACCACGGGCCACGCGCATCAGTCGGCGAACCGTTAGGATTTTTTGAACCGGCAAACTCTGAAATGTACATACCGCGCGAGTTGCGCCCGGCATCAACATTGATTGTCACCAGATCGCCCCAACCGAAACGCTGCCTACCAGGTCGGGTGGAAATGGTTGCCTTGACATTTCCCCATTGTGTTGCGCCCCTGTGGTTCGTCATGCCCGAAAGTGGTGCACCGTTACTGTTAGCCGACTCAGCAATTTTCCGCGCAGTGCCACCAATGCCGGTGCGCATTGAACGCCCCAAATCATTCAACAACTCTTTGTCAACGCGGCGCAAAATCTTTGCCACCATCGCCAAATCTTGCGCGTTCACCTCAGCACGCATCTGAACCGTCATGGCTCAAGTCTACTTAGCACCCTGTTCCCGAGTGCGCGACACCGCGACAAGATACCGTTGCATAGTCCAGAGCATTCGAGGCTCAAGTTCCATCAACTCTCGTGGCGAAATCTTGAACTCATGTGAGAGCTGTGCAAGTGTCCAATGCAAACTCCACGCCCCGAGAGGTTCTATTTTTTTGAACTGTTGCCTTCTTTGACAAGCTGGATGGTTTCCACCCACGGCTCAAACTCCAGCTCAGTAGCCTTCGTGCGCTTCTCAACCGAATACGCCAGAAAGAAAAGGTGCGTCAGCTTAGGCGTAGCCAAGCCTGCAATGCTCATGTCAAAGTGAGCTTCGAAGCGCATCAAATCAACAGCGATGGCACTAACCGTTTTGGCAGTACCATCGCTGAAGATGATTTCAAGATCAATAGGGTTCATGCCCCTATCTTATAGTGTTAGGCGGTTGCGCGTGCAAACGCACCAGCGGCAGCCCATGTGGTTGAGAAGGTGAGCAGGTCACCAACCGAACCGGCAACGGGCGAATAACCGCTGAGAACCACAGGGCAAGTCCAGCGAGGGTTCGAGGCACCAATGACTGTGCCATTCGGCATGACCGTAACAGTGCCAACAGCACCCCACGCGTTCGACAGAGTAGCGTCAACTGACGAAGCAAAATCTTGGTGCCAGTCAAGCGTGACTGAACCATCTTTCAGGCCGACGGTGCGAGTACGCCACGAACCGCCAAACGCAGTCGTTTCGATCTCGTCAGCCGACTGCTCAATCGTAACCGCAGCAATGTGGTCACTGAAGTCAGTACCGTTGACGGTGATTACAGCGTTAGTGAAAACCTGTTTACTCATTTTGTTTTTCTCCTAGTTTCCATAAACGGTGACAGTGAAATCTGCCGCCAAATAAGTTATATCCCCTATTGTGACACTGCCAACATTGCTCATGCCCTCGACACGACAATCAAACGCAGAACCGCCCAACGAGCGTTCAGACTCAATCGCCGTCTTGATAGAACCAGTGCCAGGCGAAATGTATGCGTCAAGTGTGCGCTGTGCAGTGCGCTCAGAGATGCGCCCCACAACCACAGTCACCATGAAGCTATAAGTTGTGAGGCCACCACGCAATGCGCCGTCATATTCAACCGTTTGCAACGAAATAACCGCCACAGGTGGATTGACCTGATCGGGTATTGTTTCCGCAACTCGAAGCCCCCGAATAGTGCCGAGGTTATCGCCAAGCCCCTTGCGGATAAGTGCGATGCTCAAGCTACGCTCACCTTTTGATACGGCGCAAGCAACGCCTGAATGTCTGAGTCGATTCGGCTAATGCGGATGACTCCCAAATCTCCCATGCCCAAAACGCCCGTTGGGCTATCAAAACGCTTAAACAAACGCTGAGAAAGAATGACACAAGCGAGGCGCACATCAACCGGCACCGCCGACCACCCAAACACGCCAGCAATCTGCACAGTCACATTAGGCATGATGGGGAAAGTGAAATTGCCGATAGCCCGCACACGAGTGTACGGCTGAGTAAGTCCGCCCACAATGCCATTCGTTGGCTCGAGCTGGTAGTCAGCCGCGCCCCAAGTTGTATCCCACGCCGTCTGAGCCGTTGTCTTAAGCGTGGTCAAAGAAATGAGGTCGTCAATCTCGAGCAAAA